ACACTACAAGCACTCAATGGTAGTCGCTTCACCATCAACAGTAGTTGATTCTACTGTGTCACTTGGTTCAGCCGCTAGGCACTTCTCACTACTATCATCATTTAGTAGCTATGAGATATATAGACCTAAGTTCGTTTATGACATAGCTGAGTTCACTGCGGCTGCATACGAGATAGCTGATGCAGATATAGAATACGATCACAATCATAGTGGTGGTAATAAGTTGCTAGACTGTATCGAGAACACGATAATGATTTATAACAAGATACTGGCTAGACCAATAAAGCTCAAGTTCCCAGTGCACCCTATCGACATACTGAGCACTGGACTATTCACAAGTATCTATCGGTTTGGAAACATTGATAACAAATTCCCTATACCAGTAGAGGATTAGATATGAATAAGAATGTGGAGAAAGGACTCGCCACGACTATATTGGGTACAATCATAGTTGGGGCCATTGGCATTGTTGCGTCTGCTGTGCTTGATGTTGAAAAGCTAAGTGCTCAAGTCGCTGCTCATGAAAGAGAATTTACATCAACTACTGGTGCTAGGCAGAGGATGATTAGAGAAGTGGGGGCATTAAGCAAGAAAGTTGACGAGATACACTGGTATCTTATTAAGCGGAACGGTGTTAAAGTAGATAAAGGGGAACAGCATGTCGGTAGATGATACAAATTCAAGAAATATGATTATGACCGCAATGGATAGCGGCATGATGACGTACACTAAATATGATTTAGACGAACGTATGTTGTGGATAATAGAGGCACCGGAGAGTGCAAGAGAAGGTGCGCCAGCTCTATTAACTGAATACAAATACAACGGTCTTAGCCATCAGATAGTTGCTACCAAGGAAACAGTTGTACCTTGGCAAGTCATATATGACTTTGATGATATAGACGTAAACAATTTACCGTAAGGGACTAAGCTATGGCTGGACTTGAACATGCTAGATACAAGATATACTCGAAGTCTCAGCACCCGTTAAACCACTCGCTGTCAGACTTTCTATATGGTAATCCATCAGCGCCAGACGTTAAGAACGTCGAGGGTGCACTTAACTTCATCCTTGCCGTGCTATATCCACAGACAAAAAGTTCCGTTGACTGGGTATTAGACCAAGGTGACGGCTCTACATTCTTGCCAGTTGCAGGAAATTCTTTAGGAGACTACCGGAATGTACTTAACGGGTACACTAAAGATGCAGGGGTTACATATAAAACTGCTGGTTATATGTGGGCCAAGTATGATGGTGATGCTGTGGAGACATGGCATAAGACCACAGTATTTGATTGGGGTACTGGCGATGTAGCTAGTGTCATGGTTGATAGGACAAAGTTACTATACTATTTCAAGCAAGGTCTTGATGATGTAGACGAGGACGGGAATCTAATCATTGGCGATCTCGCAGGTCAAGTCCTCTATGGTGGTCAGTCGCCAAATACCAACTTGACGCTAAATGCAAACAACGGTGACCCAGTAGGACACTCTGGATTCATACAGCTAAATGATGATACAATCCCCTTTGAGGATGGACTATTTATTCTTGGGTCAGATGCGAAGAGATTTCTCACAATATATAGTGATGACATTAAGACAAGAGAACTGTCTGTTGGATTTAGTGCGGGATACCAGCTTAGTATCAACACAACTCCTACAAAAGCTGTCTTTACGCACACTCAAAACAACATAGATTTTGGAGGGTCACGACTTACAACTACAGGCCCCGTATATATATCTAACGATATTCAGATAACTGCTGGAATATTTAAGTGTATTAATTCAGCAGCTTTGTATTTCAGAGATGCTGCATCAGCATTGCTAGACATCGTTGCTGGTAAGGGTGCATTCTCTGATCTATTGGTGGGGAATGAATTAGCGATTGATGGGTCGTCCATTATATGTGGAACAGACTCTCAAGATGTTACATTATCAGCGACAAACGCAGGCATCATTCTTGACGCCAATACTGTAAATACTACTACATTAGTACCATTGGTTGACTCAATGTATAACATTGGTGCCGAAGGGTCTGAGTATGTAGCAGCATTCATAGACTCAGTTAAAACAAATGATATAAATACAACCAGTGGCGATTTAACTCTTGGTGCCTTTGGTCTTGATGGACAAATATTCCTTGCCTCAGAAGCTCAAACTATTAATTTGAAAACTACTGGAACACTTACAGTCGATGGGAAGCTAAAAGTTGACCAACTTGAATTTGATGGCGACACAATCAACTCATCAACTGGCATTATATATGTCCATGATAGCATTAGACCTTTTGTAGATGCAGTCAAAGGAGTTAGTGGATTAAAGCTAGGGCATGATAGCCATAGATTTTCTCATGGTTACTTTACAGACTATCTATCAGATGGAGCTGGAAGTATTATTGAGGCATCTGAATGGGGAAGTCTTCGCTATGTTAACTATGAAGATGCTAATAAAATTACACCAGCATCCGAAGGTCAAATCCTGATTAGAGACAATCTAGGTAGATGGCTAGCAAGTGACATGGAATCAATTATTGACCACGCTGATATTAACGGCCTAGGCAGTGATGACCACACACAGTATGTTATGCTTAACGGTCGCTTTGGTGGTCAGATTATAGCTGGTGGGTTAACTAATGCTCACAAGTTGCATCTACAAGGATTCCTGACAGGTAGATCATTCAATATAAGTGATGTTGGCTTCATGCCTAGTGTAACTAGTGCAATGGATATTGGGTCACTGACTCACAAGATAAACAACTTATATTTATCTGGCGAGATCAAGACAGGACGAATAGAGAACGTAGCAGCACTGCCAGCGGCAGGAAGCGCAGGGCACCTAGTATTCAATACGACTGATAACTCTGTCTATGCTGACACAGGTGCAGACTATATAAGAGTTGGCGGTAAATCCTGCAAAGGAACATTCACTCAAGGCGATTTAGCAGCGGCCATTAACGTGTCGAAAGCAACTGGTCATGCGAATTTAACAGGTTACGTAGATGATGCTGTCGATTGCTTGTGGCAACTCAAGAACTCGACAGGGGAAGTCCTAGCGGTTAAGATTACGGTGACAACAACGACGGTAACAGTAAGCACCAGCATACCACTACCTGCTGGAAACTATAGATTAGTAGGAGTCGAAGCATGATTATAGGAAGCCAATTAGAAAATGCTCAGCTAGAGAATAGGGGAGTAGGCTCAGGGAATCCAGCTACACCAGCGACAGATGTTAAAGGTAAGATCATGCACGATCAGGATGCAGATGCCTTGTGTATCTATGATCTAAATAGTCAAAAGAGACTTATTCCACTTGATATAGTCAGTGACTATCAAGGTGTTGATGCGGCTAATCTGCTAGCGGCCAACAACCATACAGACACAGAAATAACGACTGTTAATAATAGGATAGATGGAATTGTTACACCTCATATAGTAACTGGTAATACAGCCGGTGGTTCGGGCGCAGTAATAACTAAGACGATTAATTTCGCACTTGATTCTGGATGGCATATGTTTACATTACACTGCCAAGACTTGCTTTCATCAGCCAGTGGTTCCAATCCCCAATCATACCCTGCTGTCCAGTCGGTATCCTCTGATATATCTTGTCAGATGAGTGGCCCATTTATGGGTGCTTTTAACTTTGGTCGCAATCGTGGATGGAACTCAAGTAGGGTGAACCTTGGTAGTTGTCCCGCTGTTTCACTGTTAGTAGATTCTGGACACACATCCTTTACTTTTATATTTACACACACACACTCTATATCTGGATATTCTAACCAAGAGAAGTCAATGAGTCTTGGTGGGCTATCATATAGTTTCCATAAGGTATCGGAGTTATAAATGAAAGTATATGGTGAAATAGAAGAAGCACAATTACAGAATTTAGCGACTGACCCTACAGCTAATGTAGCTGGACAGTTTCACATGAACACGACGAGTAAGTTCATGAAGTACAACGATGGTTCTGGAAAGCGTAGAGTTATAGATGATGCTACGATAGGACACTTTGGTACTCCGAATGTCGATGGCACATGGCCTAATGGAACTTGGAGAATATCTATAGACTCAGGTAAGTTAGCATTTGAAAAGATGGAGCTAACTGTATGGGTTAAGCATTTCGAGATGGGGGAATGATGAGAAACATTATACTGCTATTGGCACTAACATTAATAGCCGGAAATGTTAGTGGAGCAGGTTCATTCGTAGATACATTTCACTTCGGGAAGGTAGGCACTACTAGTAATGTGACTACTGAGTATGGAGATGTGGCAGAGATCAGATGGAATCATGGGCTATCAGTCCTTGAGTTTACATTCGATGGTATAGACTATAGTGAGCTTGGAACTGGTGGTGGTGGAGTTCCATTAATGGCGCAGGGTTCACTATTAACTTCCAATGGAACATCCAATGGAGAGTTTACTGCCTGTGCTAATGACCAGATAGTAGTCTGGGATAGTAATGAGACTGCTGGATTTAAGTGCGAGGCTAAACCTGTTGTTCCAGTAGCGTACACCCCTATCTTTTACACAAGTACAGGATTAGCTGACATAAAACTAGATACTGGAGTTTGGGTTTCAGTACCTAATACAAGTGTTAGTATTAATCCAAACGGTAGGCCACTGGAAATAGGCTTTTACGCTCCAGCTGTTGCCCAGTATTCATCTATCTCCTATAGAAACAGTACTGCATCTCAAGTATCTTATATAAGGTCTTTCTTTAGACTTGTGCTTGGAGGCTCGACAATATTAGCTTACAACAAACTATCATCAACAGTGACTGACCCATATACCTCTTCAAGTATCTCCTGTTCTTCTGTCAAATTTATATATAACACGACAGCAACCTCACCTATAAGTCTATCAATTGAAGCTATTGGGTATTCTGGAACACCTGTAGAAATTGAAAATTGTAAGATGTATGTAAAAGGATTGTAAATGAAATATCTGATACTACTTTTATTCCCAACACTCCTATTAGCAGGCTTCACAGAGTTCCCATCAGTAAACCCTCCAGATGATTCGATCACAGCGAAAGGAAACCTACTAACTAAGAGTACGGTACAGACTAACTTCGATGCTTGTCCAGATGGAGAATTTTTAGTTTGGGATTCTGCTCAAGATACTGGAATGATTTGTAGTGGGACCAACATTGGATTATCCGGTGGGAATATAATTATAAATGGGGGACTGTTCTCTGCGAGCAACCACATTAATTACGCTACATCAGTTAACCAAGCGGCGGCTTTATTCTTTTACAGGGATGGAGGCTCGAGTCATACTGGATATTTAAGTCATGGATCTGATGGAGCATTGAGACTGTTAAATAAGGAAAATAAAGAAATATATTTCTATACTAATAATCTATTAAGAGTGGCAATAGGCGCAAATGGTCAAATGTATATAAATGAAACAGGTGGTAACGGTGGGAATGTTTTACATGGATGTGTAAGAACGATTGTAAGTTGTAACCCAGCTACGAGTTGTTTTAACTATTGCGCCGCAGGTAAGATATTAACTGGGGGCGGTTGCAGTACATATTCAGGTGGGTATATAAAACATAACAGACCTATATCAACTACTGGATGGGGGTGTACTCATACTGTATCTGGAAATATGTCTGCAGTAGCATTATGCTGTAATTACTAAGGAGACTCAAATGAAATATATATTAGGGATTTTACTATTGACTACTAGCATTATGGCTCAAGATGTTCCAGTAGAGCCAGAGCCAGCTCCTCCAGAAAAAATGTATTACACAGCTACAGGTTGGTTCGGCCCATGGCCAGAAGTGGCTATTGGAGAGTCCACTCCAAATGGGACTCCAGAATGTGAGGCTACTATTTTAGAGGATGGAATGCCGGTACCTAGAAATTGGGTGAAGTTAGCAGGTGATGGAAAGGTTTTCTGTCCAGTAGAAATAGATCAGACTAGGAAAGACGAAGCCCTAGCGATTATTGCAGTATCCGAGGCTATTCAAGCCAAGGTAGCACAGGCCACATGCGGTTCATTGGCCGCTGCCAAGATAGCAGTTGACCTTGGAAACAAAGACCCAGCTCTAACCATCGCTCAGAGGAAACAATTCCTACTGGACTTCTCTGACATATTTACACAGATCAAGGCTGGTTCAATAGACTTAGCAATAAGTGATATGAGTTTAGTCGTACCTGATGGTACAATAGTTACAGATACAGATAAGGTTAAGTACTTAGCCTACATTAATGAGTGTCTATAGGAGATAGTAATGGCCGTAGAGATTATCGAGGGATGTACCTACACTGATAAGTACACAGTCCCTGTACAGGACGATGATGGTGATGAGTTCGGAGAGTCGATTGAAGACTTCATGAAACGGATGGCTGCTCACTCCCATGATAATATTACATCTAATCCTATTGGGGTTAACATCAATAAGGATGAGACGATTCTTAATGTCTCAGAGCCAACTGAGATAAGTTGGGTTAATGATGGTAACGGTAACATGTATACGATAGTTAACGCTGCTGTTGGTTCAACAAAGTTATCCAACAATTTCAGAAAGTACTACATTGGTAGTGAAGCAGGAGAGACTTGGGAAGAGTTTAACCCTAAGATCACATGGCTTACGGACACAACATATAGACTCTATTCGAACATAAACGACAAAGACATAAAGGTTTATACAATATAATGCTAGCATACACCTCGCTCCATATTAAGAGATTCGATGGAGGTCTAACTGACAGGGTGGTTGACAGTAGTATCAACACGTTCAAAGAGTTGTATAACTATAGGTTGGACAAACATGCGAACCCTATTGTTAGAGAGGGGTTCAGTCATCACAAAGGCCCCTTGGGTGTTATGTCTCGATTACTATCTAGGACTGTCGATGGTAGGATTACTGGGATATCTGGTACGTCTATCATATACGAACGAGAAGATGGAGAGATAGCTCAGTCTGTTGACCCAATTAATCCAAACTTAACCGATGACGATAATATATCTAGCTTCCTTTCAAGGGGTATTAGATATGTGACGACTACTCAGAACTCACTAAGTAACTCGAGACAACATCTATATAGTATGTACTCAGAGGAAGTTCCTATATCTGGACATCCAGATACATACAAAGTTAAGTCTCAGCAAACAGGATGCCCTAGATATGAAAGAGATATAGATGCTGACATATCTGCAACAGATGACCCAAGAACTATATATTTTTATGTGGTCTACAGGCAGTCGATAAATGCAAATAACGGTACTGGCGATAGTGTAACTCAGGATTCACTTGGAAGAGGTTCATACTCTAGTGAGACAAGGGCAAAAGAAGACACGGAATCAATTATTGTCTACCCAGCAGACTTCTCTGACTATGACGAGACACCTTATGTTGACGTATATCGGACACATCCGAGTGATAGTAGTGTGTATTATTTGGTTGATAGTGTTCAGCCAACAACTGCACCGATAACAGTTAACTCAATCACAGATGCAGCATTATTAGAAAACCAAAGACTATATATAAGTGAAGGCATCATCGAGATGGAGCAGCCTCCAAAGCATACATGCTCCGCTATTGTGAACAACACAGCTTTCTACGGGAATATAGAAGTAGTCGAAAATCACTCTGGAACATCAAGAATCTATACTGAATACAGTTACAAGATAATGCAGTCAATGGTTGGTAATCCATCAATGGTTTCATATAGCTTCACGTATGACTTTGAAGATGCTATCGAGGGGATGGTTGGAATAGGAAACTCGCTGATAGTATTTACAAAAACCAAGGTATATAGAGTCGATGGACTCAGGGGTAATGATGGGTCAGGGGCTTATTCGGTAAGAACCATCTCGGATAATGCTGGATGCGTATCTCACAAAGGGATTATATCGGTAGATAGCAGGGTTTATTTCTGCGGAGAAACTGGTGCCTATGTAACGGATGGATATCAAGTTAGCTCTATATCAGTGACCAATAAGTACGACATCTCAGAGACATATAGATCATACATGAAAGATTATGTTGATGAGGGTGAAGGTGCTAGGCCTATAGACATAAGAAGACGAAGAGTTACCGCATACCACGACCCAGATAATACATGTATATATTGGGCAGTTTGCTCACTTGGTTCATTAGAGCCAACAGAGCTAATTACTTACGATATATACAACAAGTGCTTCTATAAGTTCGGTGGTAATGGGGCCTACTTCTGTTCGATGATGATTGAGGATGATACCATTTATAGAGGCGATAGGCTGTCTCATCTCTATGTACATCACGACCAATACAAAGATGATGTCATACTAGATATAACTGAGAGCGATGCCAGTTTATGGAATCACTCCCATGTGCCACATAGCCTAAAGACATCTCCGATTGATTTCGGTGACCCAAGTATTAAGAAGTGGGTACAGGCAATCACTGCAACCATTACAACTAAATCAAAGGTTGCCATGAAGATCGTGTCGTATAATGACAATGGTTCTGCTGGCAAGGACTTGAAGGAAATAGTAATTACATCTGTCTTGCTGTGGAGGGATATTAATCTTAGATGGCGTGACCCAGTTATGAAGTGGAGAACACCATCAACGAGTTCAAGAAGAAGACACTTCCCGAAGCGTGGACTAAGATGTAGGTACAAGCAATTTGAAATCATGCCTACTGAATCAGTCCAGTACACATCTGAGCTACTTGGAACTGCTGCTATAACTCCTGTATCACCAACGGAACCAGATTTATACTTTGTAGACCTAGAAGAAGTTGGAAAGACATGGCCTGAAGATGTCGTTGGATATTCAATCTCTCTTGAGATAGAGGATTACCAGATTGGGTACTTGATAAGAGAGGTTAACAATATAGGCATCTCTAGGATTAAGATTGGTGGCGGAAGTAATATGGGCACAACTACTGGTAATGCCTTTAAGATAAGTGGTATCAGAAAGAAACAATCGTTCTCAATAGAGAACATCACATTACAATATGCTCCGTTACAGAATGTTGGGGCAGATTATCGAGGCAAGGATGAGTAGAAAAACTGATAACACAGACCTGTGGGAGAAGTTACTTGAAGCTCCTTCAGATGAATATAACAGCAAAAAGGCTCGGAAACTATCTGATCTAGATGCTATGAAAACTCTTTATGAGTATTTTAATCGGTCACCAGTAAAGACAGAGGAAGATATTAGGTCTACAAATAGATTTACACCAACAAGCTACTATCCTCCATACAGAACTAATGTAGATGGGTATGTGAGAGGGCCAGATAATTATGAATCCGCTGCTGGAATGGAGTACTTTGATTCGATTAGAGATCGGTTTGGTAGGAAGCCTGACCCAATCGAAGGACTGATACGTGAGTAGTCAAGCCAGTAAGATAAGCGCCCCTGAGTTGATTTATGTCGAAAACAAGGCGATAATGATTAACGGAGAGAATACTGTAGCTACTATCAGACTTCTATTAGCAGTTATCAAAGACTTAGAGGCTCGCATTAGCGACTTGGATGGAAAATGAAAACCCTAAAACAGATACGAGACAAGGTAATAGACGATCTCGACCTCTATGAAGAGACATTCGTTGACGAACCTGAGTTAAATGCGTTCATAAATGAGGGCATAGCCAAGGTTGAATCTGCAATCCACACTCTATATGAGGATTATTTCTTAGCACCATACACCTTCACTGTTGAGCAGGGTGTGAATCTATATGACTATCCACCTGACATCTACGCTAACAAGGTGAGGATGTTACTATTTAGTGATGGTACAGATGCTTACGAAGTTAAGCGATCAATGGATGTTAAGAAGGATTTGCTGTACGAGACTATAGTTGAGCCATCTGCTGGGTGTACCCTTAAGTGGTATCCAGTGAATGGTGCTGATACTGGCAAGAAGATAAGGTTATTCCCAGACACGACTGATACTGGTGAGATAGAGCTATGGTATATCCGTAATGCTAAGGTACTGGTTAACGATGAAGATGTCTGTGACATTGACGAGTTCGCTAATGTGGTAGAGTTATACGTTAAGACTCAGGTGTACCTTAAAGATGGTGACCCTAGGACATCTAGTATGGCCGCACTTGAAGAGAAGGCTGGTATCCGAATGGTGAACACACTATCTGACATGGTTCAGGATGATGATAATTATGTCCAAGCTGACTATGACCACTATGAGGAGAGTATATAATGGGTATGTTTGATAGTTTTTTAGACAAGGAGCTTGGAGGCGGTAACGTTGAAAAGAACCCATTTGTATATAATACGTCTGGTTATGACACTGCTATAGCTGGTGCCGAGAAGTACGCAGGCGAACCAACTGGACTTAGGAAGAGTACTGAATACGGCCTTTCTGCAATGGATAAAATGAGGCAGAAGGAGCTTGGTCAGGCAAGAAAACAGGGAGGTGGTAACATCTCTAGTGCTCAAGGAGTACTGGCTAATCAAAGGATTGATGACACTGCTGGCGCACAAGCTATCGGTAGATTCTCCGCTATGGGTGACCAGATCAGAGGAGAGGATATAGGCCAACAAAGTGACAGGGCTTACGATGCCACGACAAGATTACTCCCAGCATACGAGTCAGCTAAGGAGCAGAAGTTACTTGGGATTGAGCTTGGTGAAAAGTCTGCTGATGTAGCAGAAGAGGCAGCTAAGGCTAACAGATTTAGCAATATGGCCGGCGGTATTGTTGGTATGTTTAGTGCTGTTAAAGAAAAGAAAGCCAAGGAGGAAGGTGGCGGCAGCGGAGGAACATTCGATGCTTCTGGAATGAATCAGGGTGGCCCCTCACGAGGACTCAACTACGGTGGTTCATTTGATATGTTAAACCCTAGACCAGCCAGAGAAATGTATACTTAATTACTAAGGATTTGCAATGGGAATGTTTGACAGTAAAATAGCGAACCCTCTAGGGATAAGTGATAAGATACTTAACCCAGCAGGTATTAGCGATCAAATCTTAGACCCACTAGGAATCTTTAGCGGGCCTGCAAAAGACCCTATGGCTGGTTATGCTCCTGACTTTAAGGCCAGAGAAGAAAGAGAAGCTGCAATAAGAGAGCGATATGGTTCCGTTGGAGAGGATGTAACTGAGGCAGGGAAACTAAGACAAGCTGAGATGGACAAAGCTGAGCTGGCTGATGCAGAAGCTATCAGAGGTTCCGCTAAGAGTAACTTGGCTACAACAGAATCAATGCTTAATATGTTTGGAGGCGATCAACTGTCATCTAACATAGCTGGTAGACAGGGTGCAATCGGAGAGCTTGCTGCTCTCGGAGGTTCATCTGATATGTATAGCCAGATGTCTGACCTAGCTAAGTCGCAAGACTTTGCCACACAGGACGTTAGGGCACATGATGTGAGTACAAACATTCTACCAAGAATGGGCATAGAGACTGCTGGTATGAAAAATAGGGTTGGTATGGCAGTATCACAATCGGCTGCACTGACTGACAAGAGAGCTACTGATAAGTTTAGTAATATAGTCGGAACGGCCGGTGGTATTGTTGGGGCTATCTACGGTGGGCCTGCTGGGGCAACGGCAGGAAGTTCACTAGGGTCTGCTGCTGGGTCTGCAGTATATAGTTAAGGAGTTTTACGTGGATGAGTTATTCAATGATTATAGAGAGCCTTTAGATATTCCACTCGAAGGTGGACGAACAAGGACAAATGACAGGGAGTATGTAGACTTCGATAAGTATAGAGACTACCGTGACAAAGAGTTCTCTGACTGGGATGTGTTCCAAGATAAGATGTCTAAGTTTGGTCGAGGTGTTGGAAAGACTTTCTCTAAAGCTGGCGAAGCAATCGGTGATAGATGGGACGAGATGAGTCAAGCTGAGAAAGCTAGGACTGCCTATGCTATGAGTAAGGGTGTCCAGAGTATGTTCCCTAGTAAGGCTGAGCAAGATGTGAACAGATTAAACCTCATCGCTAAGAATCTTGGTTATGCTGGACAAGCAAAGATAGAGAAAGGCACAGGGATTGATGATAGAATGTATCAACTAGCCTTGGCCAAGCAAGCAGAGGACAAACAAAAGAAGCGTGATGAGAACGAGACTAAATACCTCAAGATGTTAGAGGCATACTATAGATCAAAGGCAGGTAAATAATGCCATATAACAAAGGTGCTCTACACGATAAGTCTGTTAGAGGGACTATGTTCAGTGAGACTCCATACATTCCTGAATCCACCAACAAGAATAGAGGTGGAGATTTCCTTGGTGCAACAGACTACAATGACCCATATTATCAGAGGACACCAGTTGATGATTTTATCGGAATGTTTGGGTATGAATTTATAAGACCAGAGCAACTTGATACATCTGCTATAGACGAGTTCTTTAACCCTGTCAGGTCAGAGCCTCGATATGAAGCCCCACCAAAAAAGATGACAGAGACTACACCAGAAGAAAGGCGACAAAGTCTTGATAACTACATGAACTCTATGAAAGGTGAGGACTCACCACCAAAAGAAGATATAGGGCCTCCACCAAGACCAGCAATTAAAGACAGTCAATACTTGGATGTTGTTGGTGCACATATGCTAGATATTGAATTAGGTCAGAAGGGTATCGACTCTAACTTCGCAGGCATAATGGCGACAGAAGATGCTAAGAGTTCGAAGACACTGGCCGCAGCTATTAAGGCTAGATCAGGATTATCTGCTGCTGACTCCAAGACAGCTACCGAGCTAATAAAAGGTAACTCAGCCCTTCAACTCCAACTGTTGAAAAACGAACAAGCAGAGAGAGGTCTGAGGTCGGCTGAAAGTATAGCTGAATTTGAAGCTAAGACCAAACAGGAGATAGCTGATCGTAAGACTATCACTAAGCTAATTACAGACAGTATCGGTATGGTTGTTAAAAACGCTGAGGAACTATCATTTGTCCTTGGTAATGAGTTTACAAACACACTAAAGACAATGATTGGGCAACTAGCTATCAGAATACGAGATGATGGGCCTGATGCTACGTCAACTCAGAATACTATCGCAGACATAAATGACTTCTATAATCACAACAAGGCGTTAGCGGAAAGGTCTACTGGTAAAGAGCTGGTTGATGACCCATCTATTAACTTTGACATAGATGGTGTAGCCGAGGACATCCTAAGATTTAACACAGAATAATAACATTGGATAGATAGTGCCAAGAGAAAAACTCCCAACATCATCATACGAAGCTATCGTTAAGGCACTGGAAGTAAGTGGTTCTATAGCTAGGACGTCAATCCTAGGAGCTGTAGAAGGTGTAGACGAATTACTTACTGGTGACAAAGAAGATAGTTCAATACCAATATCAGACATAGTTCATGGAAAGCAGTACATGACGGCCGAGAGGTTCATGGATGGCATCGCCAAAGTATTCGGTGGTAGTTACGACACCAAGGGTACTAACTGGCTAGATAGTGGACTAAAGTTTGCTGCTGAACTTGCAGTAGATATAGGGACTGACCCTCTATCGTATGTTCCCCTTGTTGGTGAAGGTGCGATGATTGGAAAGGGAGTGTCTAAGTATCTATTTAAGAACGCTCCAAAAGTTATGGCCCAATATGCTCCAAAGATAACGGAGAAGGTTATTAATCAAACGCTAACCAGAGGTGCTATTGGTGGCACAGTTGGGGCATTGTACCCAGTAGCGGAAGATGAGAACCAATTATCATCAAGGATAGCCAACGCAATAAGTGGCGCTGCTTTAGTATCTACGGCAGGGCCAGCAGCCAGCGGCGTTGTTAAGGGTATGAAGTTAGGTTCTAATATAGCTATAGATTTAGTCTACAACAAATCAAATCCAGAGGTGATCGCTAAGTTCAAGAAGGTTCTAGACCCAAAGAACGCTAAGATGGCTTCACCATCAGAAGCATATAGAGTTTCTCGAAGGGCAAAGGATAATTTCACATACGTCACAAGAGACTTGAATATGCTGAACGCTGCTATCGTCAAGAAGTTTGGGCCTGAAGCTGTTGATAGTGCCGTGAAAACTTTTGATAGTTACATACCTTCGTATGTCAAAGATAAAAATCACCTCCACCTGACCAATAAAGTTCGTAAGACTAGTTACGAGAAGAAGAACAGAATATCCACCCTGCTCAATGATAAGTACGAAGCACAGATAAAGGCAGATGGTAAGTGGACTCCTGTTATGGATGCACTAATAGCTCGTAACAACCATATAATAAAAGAGTACAATAAAGCACAGAAGGTACGATTCACCTCTATGGGTAAGGAACACACTCCATTGATTGGTATTAGTATCCACACACCAGATGTCCTAGACATAGATAAGCTTGGTAAGTACAGCAAGGCTGATGCTCAAGCTGGATTACTGGCAAGGACAAGTGAAGAAGCTGTTAAGGATGGTGGTCTAACTGGAAGGCAAAGACTAGCACTAGAAAACGACAGGGTAATATTTAGCATGATGAACGCCCATGAAAAGAACGCTACTAGGTTCCTTTCTGAATTATCAAGAACTGGGTCGAAGAAGGACTTCTACAAGAATGGGGCTAAGGCCATAGAGTTCTTGGATGGAGTTACTATGGACATGAAGGGAGCTATGCTTACCCTTTCTCATTCATGGCTTCGTAACAACTTTGCAGAAAACTCGTTCAGGGCATTTATGGAGCATGGTTTTGAAGGTGGTGCCGAGGCAGCACTTAAGCAAGGTCGTGCTGTTGTAGGACGGATACAACAAGCATTTGGTAAAGACCTTAAGGGTGAACTATCAGACCTGATGAAGCTAACCAAGTCAGAAAATGCAGCGACAGAGGCCCTTGAGTTTATGGACAAGACAGGGCTTACAGAGATGGCCCGTAATCATGGTGTGCTTAACAGTAGTTTCTACAAGGAAACACTGGGAGAAATGGGAGATAAGGGATTCGTCACCCTTGCCGAAAGAAGTAAGCGGAAAATGCTTGAAGCCGTACAAGGTGAGAAGGCTATTGCAGCCAAGATATTGAAGGCAAAGGAACGAGGTCGTCTAGTCAGGACTAAGGACGAGATACTGAAGTTCGGAAAGGATACTGTTGGAGACACTGGTGCTCTCATAGAGAACACAGCTAGGCTTAACACTTTCAAGCATAGTGTTAGACGGTTGGCCACCAAGGAACAGTATGCCGCAATCAAGAAGCATGGATACAAAGATGCTCTGAAATATCATCCAGAACTTAATGGTATATATGAACGATCTGGTAAGATAGTAGATAAAACATTCTTTAACTATGCCGAGTTATCCTTTGGTGAAGAACAGGTAATGAAGAGACTCCTACCCTTTTACTCGTTCTACTCAAAGAACTTGCATTACTGGGGTGACATGATCTCCAACGATATAGCTAAGTTCTCCAAGGGGTCTAAGGCACTTAATCAGGCAGTGAACTACGATATTAATAAGTCAGAGAAAGAGCGTATGATGTTCTCTGAGTATGAGAGAAGCTCTGCGCATGGGATAGATCGTGAGGGTAAGATCAGTACAGCTCCAAGGGCATCTATATCTGACTTCCTTGAAGCAGTCAGTAGTCCCATTGGATACACTAGAGGAAAAGTACACCCACTACTAGCTGGTGGTGTGACTATGGCGAATATTATTGGGTATAAAGTTGGTGCCTTTGATGAGCCAAGGGATGCTATTGGACGTAAACTGTTAGCATCATCAGCATATCACAAGAAACGTAGCCCCTTCCACGGTGAGAGAAAGGTGGCGATATTAGATGAGATGCTAGGCTCACCATTTGGTACAATAAGAGATCGAGAGGGTGAGCTACAAGTTACCTCTGATCTTATACCAACTGTATCAGCGGTCACATCAATGGTTCCGATACCCATCCTAGATACAAAGGCCAAACTGAGGGAGGGTGGAGACTTAGTTGATGAGATGAGACCTATCACATCCAAGGAGAAAACCAGACGAGAGATGCGTAGTACATATAAGCGTAACCTCCAACAGAGGAAACGACTGGACACTGGTAAGAAGAAAGAGAGACAGGTTCAGATGGAGGTTGATAGGTACAATAGTCGTACCCCTCAGTCAGAGAAGATACAGAAGCAGGCAGAGATATATCGTAACCCTGCCTCAGCAGAAGCTGTGCAACAGATACACCAAGAAGAGATAACTGATGGTGGTCGATCACCTCTCATTAATAACAAGAAGAAGATGAAAAAGAGTCCTTGGAATGCACTTGGTATTAAGTCCTCCCCTAGACTCATTAATAAACTAGTTGGCAGTGAAGGGTATGTGCCTGTTGCTGACAGACTTGGGAAAGGGAAGTTCAGAGAAAAGGGTGCATCTGCTGGATACAGTATATATGGTGTCTATCCTACTACATATGGTACACACATCAAAGGTCAACCTATCAAGAAGAATGACACTATGGACGAGAAAGAGTCGGCCATACAATTAGTCGCATACATCAAGGATAGCGAGTCATACCTGAACAGAGCACTTAGCTCATCCAATACTAGAGTAACTAGTAATCTATATGATGCCATCATTCACGCTGGGTACAACGTGGGTAAAGGGCATTACAAGCGAATTGCCAAGCAAGGTCTGGCCTACTACTTCATGACGATTCCAGCAACAGTTAATGGGGTTTTGAACAAAGACCTCCTGAGAAGGCGTGAGATGGAGTTTAACTGGGCCAAGAACGAATCCATGCAAATACTCGATGCAGTTGTTCAAAAGGTAGGAGCATCCAATCTGAGCCAATCTAAGAAGACAGCACTGATCGACAAGACCAGACGAACCTACTACTTTCCAGAATGGGACTACAAGGGTCTACGCCATGAGGATTTGAAGAGGTAGGATTTTTCCCATAGCACGGCCATCTTTAAGGGTGGTAGGAGACAGTCCCCCTATACCCAACAAGCCAGCTCCCAACCGCCGCAGTGTGTCTAACCAAGGTTTGTTTAGCTAAGTAGAAGTATGTAGGATTTAGCTTTGGTTACCACCACCTACGAGAGAGGAAAACAACAAACGAACTCACTCTACTAACTAACTGTATTCCCTGTATGCTTTAGCGTCTAATTACCACCTTCTTCTTACTATGGCCGCTTGGTTGTTTTCAGTAAGCGGTGTTTTCAGTGGTTGGTAGACGGCCAATTAGGTTGCTGCCAATTGGGATAAATGCAGATCGTTTCCGATTGGTCATCATTGCTTGAATTTGGATAATTTGTCAAGGATGTGAAGTTGTTGGAATTGTTTGATAGTTGGAAGAAACCTCAAAATTTTTTGATGAATTTGGTTATTGCTTTGCTCATTCGTTTGAACTGTGAGGCTATGATGATGGAGAGTTGACCTTTGAAATAGTTTCCAAAGGCCCTTTTTAATATTGGTAGTAGGTATGACATTACTCAGTAATGACGGTGATACGTTCGGAGATTTTTAGCTTCAGCATATCTTCTAGTGGTTGATAGATGGATGCCATCATCACATCATCGAATGGGTTATCGGTGTCAGCAACTACTTCCATTAGAGCTTCTTCTAGGATGTCGTCGATCATTCCAAAGGCAAGACCTTCTATGTTAATATTCTCTAGTAGGATGCTTTTCGCTTTATCTTTGATATTGATGTCCATGGTATTCCCTCCGTTGGATTTGGTTACGATACAATTTTACATGGTATCTAATTGTGAGTAAAGTTTGGTGTTCTCTAGTCGTCCTTTCAGTATCTTACTGTCTGGTTTGAGGAAGTTATCCATATAGTACCCATTTAGTACTGCATATGGAGCACCTTCATACTTGCCAGATGGTATGTATAGTCTGGATTTGTGTACACCTCTTGACTCTAATACTGCTGATATGGCATGGACTGCATCTAGCCTACTCATGCCATCGACGTACATACCATTTCTTTCTAAGAACTGTGTCTCACTAAGTCTTGGTCGGTACTTCTGTAGTGATTTTATTTCCATCCGTCTTTGTCTAGTTAGGTTGTTAAGTAGTTCTTCTGGAAAGTCTTGTTGTCTAATCATGACTGACAGGCTTTGGAACCCAGCCTTGTTTAGTTCTTTTGACAGTTCTATTGTGGCATTACTGTACTCAATACCATTGGCATCATACTGTTGTTCATGGGTTGGTAATTCTCTGTCTAATTCCTCTGGTGGTCTACCAGCGTTTAGTGCGGTCTTCTGTAGTTTCTCATATTGTTCATGAGTTAGTTTAGGAGATGGGCCTCCAACATAGACATCGCAATGGGTTTTACCTTCATCTAGTCTCATGCCTCTGCCTATACGTTGTAGGTAGGCTGCTACTGACGAGACATTGAATGGCATAAAGATTGAACGGACGTTGTTGCTACTGAATCCAGCGGTTAGTACTCCAACTGTTATTAGTATGTCGGCTGAGTTTAGTTCATTTTCTTTAAAGTCGTCGATACATTCATGTCGTTTTTCACCTGTGAACTTAGATGTGACAGCGGTGGCGTTGACACCTATTACACGGAACATGTTAGCTAGTTCTTCACATTGTTTAATGGTCTTCATGAAGATGAGAGACTTCTCTCCATTGTGCTTGGCCGTGTATATTTTGATTAACTTGATGAAGATTGATTCATCTTCCTCCTCTCGCCTTATGGGTATATGATGTAGCACTGGTGGCACTAGCATTTTTTTGTCTATGAGTTCTTGCATAGAGATGGTGTATGCTACTGAGTCGAACATGGATGTCATGTCCTTGTTCTCTCTGAATGGTGTAGCTGTTACTCCTAACAGGAGACAGTCTTTTGGTAGTGATGCTACGATAGAGTCATATGACGTTGAGCCGAATAAGTGTGTCTCATCTACTATGCATAGACCTATACTATCTAAGTGTCCCCACTGCTTCATCTTCTCTGCAACCTTAAAGGACTGCATGGTGCTTATGATACAGCGGTTCTCGCTCTTTGGTATCCTGTGTGCTTGGAGTATCCCTGTGTTGATACCCCAAAACTCTCGTATGCTTTCTTCGTTTTGTCTGGTTAGTACATCCAAGTGTGATAGCATTACTGCTCTCTTGTATGGATGTCTATCTAAGTATCGTTTGATGATGGCACCAACAATAATTGTTTTGCCGCTTCCCATAGGAAGCACCGCAATAGAGCTTTTGGCTCCGTTGTTAAACTCTGTAAATATTGATGTCACACAGTCGAGTTGATAATCTCTTAATCTGTCGTATTCTCCTTCGAGGTTGTACATTCTTTCTCCTTTGAATTGTTCCATTGAATATTGTCATAGTTCTTTTTATAGTTAGTCATCCGTTCCCGTTGGTGGAACTTAATGTTCCTCACTAGGTTAGTGTACTCTGGTGCTGGATTATCCTTGTCGTATATCTTATCGTTCATTCTTCTTCTCCTAGATAGCCAAGTCCTCTTAGTAGTGGTACACAACCTATCTGCTTTGATACTGCGGTACTACTCCATTTTCCATCAGCTACATACTTACCACTTGTGTAGTGGTTTGTCCCACTCCATAGATAAGGAGAGTTAACTTCTGGATGATACTTTCTATAACCTAGTCCATTGTATCTCTCAAGGAAGTCAAGTGTTGCACCGATAGTCCAAGTGTCGGGCATGATGGATTCTTTTAATCTCAGTGCATCCATAGCTGACTCTTCCCATGTTCTGAATGGGCCCCTGCCTTTTGGTACTAGTCGTGTTTTTTTTACTGGTAGTCGCTCTCCGTTGTGTAGGATTCTTTTGAAACTTAGATTACCTTCCATGCTATGGATGACGGCCACTACTTCCCATGGCATATTGAACTGTCTTGCTACTGCTATGTATCTGGACTTAGCTGCTTTCATTCTAGTAACTTTAACTTCGGTAGCACGGACAAATTCTGTGATGCTGACAGTGGTAAACATCACTGTTAACTTTATGACTACATCAACATTGATAATGGGGTTTGGACTGTCTTTCCTGAATAGCCTACTCACCTTTCGGCTCAATCGTTTCAACCATCTCATCTATAACCTCCTTAGTTCTAGGGCGCTTACAACATAATCTGTTAGGCCAGTCTCGTTCTTTTAGTCTTTCCTCGTTGGTGGGAAAGATATAGTAATTGTCGTCCTTTAGTGCGATACCTCCTCGATTAACACTCTTGATTGAATTGTCACCGTGTACTTTTTTGTACTCGTTGACATAATTAGTTAGTGTCCTGTGTGATATCCCGAGTGCATTAGCTGTGTTGCCTCTGTGCCAGTCGTTCTTCTCTAGCTCAGTTACAACTATCTGTAACTTTCTCTCGTTTAAAGTGGTCATATAGCCTCCATGTTATATGCCACTTAATGGTATCAGTTAGGAGAATGGCTTGTCGAACTTCCTTGTTTTACTGTTGTATGTAGAGTTAATTATTTCGTGCAATGTATTAATTGCGTACCTTGAAATCTGAGGAGAGATGTCGTCTCTACCTGTTATAAAATCCATTATCTCATTTGTTAGTTTTTTGTATGTAGCGATGTCTTCTCCACAAAGGACATGGAATGGGTTGTCTTTTTCTTCTTTCGTTTCCTCTTTTGTTGAGGCAGCGGCTATTGACTTAATCAGTACATCCAATGCCAATAGTGATGTTCCTATATCTTTGCCATCAGCAAACAGCATGTTGGCTATTTGCTTAGCTAGGTCGGCTGCTTCTATTACTTCTTCTTTTGTCTCAGTATTCATGTATATCCTTTAGTTGGTGGTGAACATAAGTGGTCACCAGTATGTTATTACTTGTACTTGGAGTTATTCCCAAGCTAGTAGGTAGTCATTAGCTGTGTCTCTAATCATCTTCATCGTTGTAATGGAGTCGTTTCGTAACACAGTCAGGTCTTGTGTCTGTGGTGGTAGTGCTGGTAGTCCTTGCTCTATCTTGAATCCTTGGAGGATAGAGTTGATTAGTATACCAGCATACCTTTCTGGATTCTCGAACACTGCTTCGGATTCTGGTGATCGTCTAGCGAAGCATGGTTCTACTAGACAACACACGAAACCAGCATTGGTTAGCCCATAGATCATAGTGCCACCGTTGTGTGACTCGTCTATGTCGTAGATACCATTGCCTCTTCTGATCTTAATACCAAGTCCACTATTGAGGTTTTGTGTAAAGGCGATAGCGAAGTCATCGTCTAGCAAGTAGTCAGTGTTAGCGACTAATACCTCACAGCCTCTTGGGTCACCACTAGCATCGTTGAAGTGTAAACAGATAACATAGTCTACTTTGGCCTCCTTGCACTCTCTGATGATCTCCCTGACTTGTCCAGAGTATGATTTCTTGGCGTTACGATACAAGATGACTATCTCTAGTTCACTTGGTAGTGTTAGTGTTTTAATTATCTCAGTTACCTGAACATTAAATTCCCACTCACTGGTTCCGTTGTAGTTCTCTGCTCCTTGGTCGTAACTGTTGTGTCCGACTACGATGGCTACTCTCTTCATTGTGTTGCTCCTAGTTTTTTAGCTTCTCTTGTTATCATTGGTGCTATACTTTTGTTACCGTTGTAGTAGACGATGCCTATCCACCTGCCATACTTACCACGTTCTGCTGTTGACACTGTTAATGTGTCGCTACTGTCTATTAGTGCCTTGAGAGCTTGTTTATAGATAATTCCCTGATCTCTCTCTTCGCCTCTGATCTCTGGTGCATTGAGGTCTAGTAGTCTCACTTTGATGTCCAACTTGATGTCGAACCCTAAGTCTACCTCTAGGTAGATAGTGTCTCCATCAACCACTCTCAAGACTTTAGTTACTCTGTAGTTATGTAGTTTCTTTTTCATTGTTCCTCCAATTCTTTTAATGCTTGTTTAGCTAACATGTACTTGTTTGCATCACAGCTAACTAACATTAACGTAAGCACCTTTTTACATTCCTCAAGTTTTTCTTTTAGCTCTTTGTTTTCCTTGGCTAGTTTTCGATTAGTCTCCTTCATGTTGGCAGCATAGTCCTGAGCATCCTCTTCCATGTCTGATAACTGGTGCAATCCCATTTCCAGATGCTTAAGTTTTTCATTGGCTTCTATATACATAGCCTTATAGGTTAGCCCACCACTCATAGTCTTGGCGTATGCTAAATTCCTTAGTTCTTTAACCTCAGGATGATACCCACAATTCATACAGTATCCATCATCCCTAATAGGTGTATGGTTCTCACCTATGTACTCATGGTCGCAACATTTAGTTTTCTTCATCATTCCTCCAATTCTTTTGCAAGCTCAGCCGATGCCTTACTGAATCCACCGCATTCATTAAACTCAGCAAGCACGTTCTCACTTTTATCTTTTAACTTCGCAAGTTTTTCTTCTAAGTCAGTAACCTTACTCTCCATCTCGGTAGCGTAATCAAGTGCATGACTAAATATCTGGTCACTGTCGTCCTCTTGTACAGGTATGCGCATTCTGAATTTAGATGGGTCTTCACATAGAATATGTAAGTGTTCCCTTGCTTCTCTTATTAATATCGTTTCCATTATTCTTCCCCCTGCGGATAAACTATGTCGTATTCTTCTACTCTATACCATACGACGGTACGGCTTTTTTCTTTCGTCCAAAACCGTACCTCTCCATCTTGGTTGTACCTATAGGCATACAACTTCTTAACTGGTTTTTCTTCTAGTAGCTCTGACCACTGTCTTTTAGCTATGCCTATATTTACTGAAAACTCATCTCCATCATCATCGACGCAAAACACACATTTCACTCCTATAAATTTAACTAACCTTCTTCCATCGTTAAAAGCATAAACCTTTCCTGTTTCTAATTTATCTATCACACTACACCCCCACTAAATATTTTGGTGGTAACACATGTCCATCTCTATACATCCAAAGATGTAAGCATGTCTTACAGTTGTTAACGTACTCACTCTTCTTCGGATGGAACTGAACAACAGTATCTTCTTCATCCCAAAACAAATCCTTAACCATGTTCATCTCATTCCATGTAGGTATCCTACTTGGTATTGACACAGATACATGTTGCCACTCACTGTCGCTTGGTGCTGCTAACACCTTGAGTGTTGTGTTCATCTTCTTTGTTGGTACAAAGAACAGACCGAACTCATCACCACGGTTAGTACCATAGGCTCCACCTGTCTCTCTGAATGCTTCTGGAAATTTCATCGTGACACCTTCACTGTTTCACCTAACCAACATCCAGCACGATAGCCAAACGCTATATACTCAACACGAGTCATGGTGTCGTTACATCTTGTTGTCTGTTGCGTAGTTAGTCCAATGGTTATCATTACCATTGTAGCTATAGTGAACATTGCGAACACTGGCCAGAACAGAACGGTGATAGTGAACCACATACTCTTTAGTATTTTCATACAACCTCCTTCGGTTATTTCTTGTATAACCCTTTGTCTTTTGGACGTGGGAACTTAACTACAAATTCTATATATCTACTCTTGGCAGATATATGTTTCACCTTGGCCACTGGTTTCTCTGGCATCCTGTCCAACATGAACAATAGGTGGCTGTTGGTCAGTGGTTTACCTAACAGTATCGTCCATAGAAATTTTAGCTTGCTCATTCTTGCCACTCCTTTAGTATCTCGATGAAGTCATTAAGGTACAGACATACTATGTCGTCCTTACGATCACCCTTGGTTATTAGTACTGGTATCCTGTCCGGTTTAGGTAGCACTTCTTCTATACAAGAGAGAGGTGCATACTTCTTGAACCTCTTGCACTGTATGTCGAATGGCCCTACGCCTTGGATGTCGATACCATTGCAGTCATCTTCGTGATACTCTAGTTGTCTTCTAGCGTCTGGGTATAGTTCTCTGAATCGTTGTGCGATCTCACGTTCATAACTATGGCCCTTGTTCCTTGACAGTTTACCCATTGTTATCTCCTGTTTTTCTTAACACGTTTCTTCATTGCAAAGTAGATGTTACCCAGTCCAGCCTCTTGTCTTTCTGTTAGTGTGTTGCCAGCGAGTAGTTTTGTTTCCATGTCCTTAACAAACTTTGTATCGAATCCAGTACTAGCGTTTTCTAGTATGAACTCGACCCTCGCCTCATCAGAGGTGCTATCATCTGTTGCTGGTGCAGTTTTCGTAGCACTATTACTTGATTGGTATGTTGCGCACACACTTTGTAGTCTCTTGCTGATTTGTACTAGGTCGGTTGCGATTGCTCTTAGTTCGTCTTGCATTCTTCTTTCCTTTGTTCTTGGTTATAGTTACTTTCGGTTTCCCGATTACCCTTGTTGCTAACTCAGTACCGATTCTCTTCATGACAGTTGATGACATCTTAGGGTTGTCGTCTTTGAAGTACACACACGTCTTTCGTAGGTCATGTAGTTCGTTGACAGTGAAGTCCTTTAAGTCCTTCATGTGCCATGAGAAGAGAGCATCAGTGCGCTTCATCCTCTTCCCAAATACTTTATGTACCATATCGACTATGCTCATTCATCCCCTCCAAAAAATAACGGACTATATATTCAGCACCTTCCTTTGTGTAGACACAAGTGTTGACACAGTTCTCTTGCATCAGTGAACTTAGCTCTGATGTCTTGCACCCAATAGGTATGAGTGTGTCGTTACAATAGTAATGCTTGATCATCCCTGCCGTATAACCAGCACCACCACCTGCCTCCTTGAACACTGGATACATTTTAGATAGAGCGATGGCACCATCAAGGTCTACACCACACAGTCGCCAGTGCTTAACTAGCATGAAACAGAATGCCCACCGATTACCAGCAGATACACCATCACATAGCAAAGCCTTGAGACAAGGTACTAGAGCGTGTTTCCAGTCCACGTCAACAATAGTTGTATCAACCTCAGGTCTATTCATTATCTCAAACACAGATGCTTTATGATCTGTTAAGAACTTCTTGTTGTTAAAGTCTAGTTCAGTTTGTACGAAAGGTTGAACTGTCCTTGCTCTACTCATGATAGATGGTAGACTCTCGTTGTGGTTAACCTGTATCTTTCTTAGCTTACTCTTGGCGTTCTTCGAGTTAGGTAGTCGGAACATGCTCCTTGTCTTATACATGGAGTCGTCTACCTCACTGGAAAACTTATGAGCTATACTCTTCATAGCTGTGTTGGCATATTCACCATAGCCTACTAGCCCTGTGATAACATGGAACCCTTTACTACCAGAGAACCATATAGATGTGTCGGCATCGTATTCATCTGCCACGTTATCAGCTATCTCAGAGGCAACACGATAAGCATAGGCCATATCTTTTGAGTCAATGTCAAACACTAACTGTGACCACAGCTCGTCACCACTACGGTTATATGATTGTACGGAGCAGTACATGTCCTCTGCTCTGGCCGAGTGGATTATGTTTCTTATGTCTGAATGAGATAAGAGGCAATGATGAGAGAACCTCCCACCACTACCGTTAGTAAAGTATCTCACTAGAAAACACTCTTACTCAATTCTGCTTGTTGCATTTGCTGTGCTTGGACAGTCTGAGGTTGAGCTACCACTGGCTGTGCCGATGGTGTAGGTGCTACAACTGGTGCAGCTACCACAGGTTGTGCCACTACTACTGGTTGTGCTGTCATTGGCTGTGGATGTGCTGTTTCTGCTACGATCGGTGCTGGTGCCACTGCTATCTCAGCAGGTACATCACTGACAGCTTGTACTCCTCTCATGTTTACATAGCCATCCCTCTCAATAAACTTAGCACTGTACCTCTTATTGATTAAGGCACTAGGGTCTTGCATTGCTTGTGCTTCGGCAGGTGTCATGAACACAGTAAGGAAAATACCTAATGCTTTTTTGCCACCGTCACTGTTCATGCGAAAGAACTGTGGGTACTTAAGCCCAGCGTTCTTACCAGTAACAACGATTGACTCAATGATAACCATTGGTATGTTGTTGATGTCTTTCTTCTGTACCGAACCAATAACTAGGTCGGCTGTCTCACCATCATTGAAGACTGCCTTACCATCACTTAAGTCCTTCTCGTCCAAATCAAAAAAGCCCATTGTTATTTCCTTTTGCTTAGCAGGTCACACTTGACCCAAGTTGTGTGTGCTGTGCCTTCGTGGGTTTGCTCACAGTAGTTGTTCTTAACTAGGTTGGCACTCTTGTTATATTCAGCAGTTATTGCGCCAATTATAATAAGCATTACAGCAATGATAGCGATTGCAAATACGCCTTCTGTGTCCATGTCTACTCCTTTAATGCATTTACTATGCAAGTATAATCATTTGGCATCACCTTAGGGTAAGCCTGCTTAACTTTCTGTAGTCTAGTACCAGCACAGTTACGTTCAGTACCAGCTATCTCACACCAGTAGGCAGGGTTGCCTTTGGCATCTAATCCCATCTGGTTGTAGAGGATGGTATCGAAGTAACCAACTAGGTCGAACTTGAATCCACCTTGTAGGTTAGGGAATATCTTAACGGCACCAGTTAATTTATCCTTCTCTTCTTGTGCCATCGCTGTCATGTGGATGCTTGAGGTACACTGCTTAGTCAGTACATCAACTATCTTCCTTAGCTTGATGGCAAGGGTGTCATACTTACCCATCGTCATCACACCCTTGTTCTTCTTGTGTGAGTCAGGCTCTTGGATTAGGTATTCCTTAAGGTATGACTGTATCCTTGTGATGCTGTCGATAGCTAGGTGGGTGTACGTCTTCTGCCCTTCTAGCATGTACCACTCAAGAGCTTCTTCGATCTCCTTCCAGTTGTGTACTGTTACGAAGTCGAACTTCTTATCAGTGATAGTAGATAGTCCACACTCTACATCAATAACGAATAGTTTACCGTGGTCTGCCATCGTACCAATGAAGTGTGTCTTACCTTTACGTGAGTCGGACACGCTGATGCTGGTAGTCCTCGTGCTGCTAACAACGTCAGCACTTGTTTGTATCTGCATAGTTATTCTCCTTTTGAATTACATGCCGTAGTATCTCTTGACCATTTCCTTTACGATCTCAACGTCTTGCTTGTTGTACTTCATGAGCAGACTAAGATCATCCTCACTACATGTGTTGGTAATCATCCCACTGTAAACCTTATCTACTATAGTATAGTCACCGAACTTACCTTCGATGCCTAAGCCATAAGCGTATGCTTCGAGTGACATGCGCTGACTACTCGCAGCCGAGTACACAAAAAAATCGTCAACGTCATATAAGCATGACCTCTCTGACAGGAACCTCGGTGGTGTTAACTTGTTAGCTAAGTACCTACCAACTAGGAAGGGATAGTCGAATGTCTTACCACTCTTGCTGTACACCTTCTGAATGTTCACCTTGTTAGTCATGTCGGACAGGTAGGTTAGTAACTTGGCTTCATCAAGGTCTACGTTAAAGTCTATCGTATCACCTTCGATGTTACCGAACGCTATTGAGAACACCTTACCTGTATGCCAAGTCAGTGCTGACTTACTACCAAGTGCTGCCTTCTTCTCTTTGATGTAGGCATCAATCTTAACTTGATCTTTGTAGTTAGCTGGTGCCTTGATCTCTGTCTTGTTCCACCAAGCATCAGCACGTTCATGCCTCACTGTTTCAATATCAATCGCTATCATCATAGTTAGTATCTCCCTTATAGTTGATTACGTCCTTCGACGTTACGTTGTTCTCTGTCCTTTGTCCTTTTGTCTTGCCACATCAATGCCTCATCTAACTTAGTGATAGTCATGGCGTTCTCTCGACAAGGATACTTTTTATTGAGTCCTTCATAGACATGCTTGAGCAATGCCAGAGCATCAGTCACTTGGCATCCATTGATACCGTTCTCTTTGATGGGGCCGTTCTGAAATGTAAATGATAGAGAGTTTACATCGTGTCTTACATAGATAAAGTTCGTTGGTCTAATCTCTTTCTCGAACCACTTGTAATCCATGCTACCCGACTCATTAAACTTTTCTGGGTACTTTTCTCTCAAGTCATCCATCACCACAACCTTAACCCCATTGATCTTGTCGATACCCTTAAGTGTTTCCAATGCCATCGTCTTCTCCTTCGTCGCTCTCACGATCTAGTACTGTTATCTTTCCAATCGGTTCATCCTCTCGGACAATTACTAAAACTGTTTTGGTTAGTCTGTTGCCACCGGCTGTAGTCTTTCGATAACGGTTGAACTGTATAATAGTTTTACCATCATCAAGTAGAATCTTATCGCCAAGGTTTACAGACTTCACAACTATTGTCATGGTGTCCTCCTAAATTTATTCAAGTAAGTTATCCCCTGTTGAACTAAACATCAGAGTCGGGGCATTGTTCTTAATATCGTAGGCCATATTTCTCACGTATGGCAAGCCCATTGTAATGTCTTTGACTGCTTTGCAAATGAATCCTGATATGAGTAGCGTTGTGTAGATAGTAGCTTTAGCAGTACAACTTTCTTGTACTCCTTGTTCGTCAGTGAACCATGCTTTCTCGAACTCTTTGTTATCATCTCTGTTGTTCTTGTAGATGTTCATGGTAGCGTACTCACCACCCATAGCTGGGTTGATTAAGTTACCATAGCCAGTGCTCTCACTATAGAGTTTATGGATAACCTTGCGAGACTGCATACTATCCACTGCCAAGATCACTATGTCAGTGGATTCAATATAAGAGTTCTCGTTAACTCTGAGGTTACTGACCTTAATTGGCACACGCACAGCTCGTAGTGTCTTCTGTTTAACTGCTTCAACTTTAGACTTACCAACATCACACATGTCAAAGCCTTGAGAGGACACGTTGCTTAGTGATACAACATCATTATCTATTAGTGTTAGGTTGTGGTATCCCATCCTAGTTAGTGCTATAGCAGTATGAGAACCGATACCACCAGCACCGATGATTGTTATCCTTGTCTGTCTTGCCGACTTTGTTATCAGGTCAGCTTGTCTTGTTAAGTATTCCATTATTTACCTACTGTTGAGATGGTATAGTTATCAGCTACCCATGCTATTAGTTGTTGATACCCAGTTGGTGGTGCTAGGTTCTCTTCTAAGAAGTCATCGTATAGTGTCGTCGCTAACAGTGTGTCAGTACCGAACTCACTCTTGATAAGATCAACATGTATGTCTCGATGAGGGTCTTCCTCAGTTGGTGGTGTGTCCTTGCCATACATCTCATTGTAGAATTTATCAGTAGATTCTCTTGAATAAGAGTCACCGTAATGGTTAGTGCGATTGTGTTTGTCCCAGTAGTTATCACTACCAGTAATAGTAAACGGTACCACTGCTTCTCTAGTCACATTACCCTTGATGATCTTATGGGTTTCCTCAGTAGGTATGATGACTGTCTTTAAGTTGTCACTGTACACTGCTGGATAGAATCCATCATCACTTCTAGCTTGTCGGTATGCTGTACGGAACTCGAACTTACGATTGAACACTGTTGCTACTACTCTACCGTTAGCTGCTAGTTGTTTCTTAGCTTCATGGTCAGTGCCACTCCATCCAGTAGACATATCAACGTGGCTATGTCCCCACCATATAAGCTCACCGTAATCTGCGTACTTACCGTCTTCACACTCATACTCTAAGACAGCTAACTCATCAGCGTCCATCGTAGTCTCTACTGCTGAACACTCTTGCTTAGGTACATGTATCTTAGTTACAATGTAACCATCATAGTATGGCTTGAGCTGTCCCATCCAACTAATCTCTATGTCACATCCAATGCATAGACCTAGTATCTGTCCGTATATATCAGAAGGTATGTAGAGTGCAGCCTTGGTATCCACACTAGCTAGTACTGATACAGGTTTAGGTGGAGCGATAGTCGGCACACTACTTTTAGTAGGTGACTTACCACTCACTCGTTTGCTTTTGTTAGGTTTTTTCTTGGCCATCATTATCTCCTTTGATTAAGATTGTGCCGTGTGATTCATCGGTTACGGTATAGGTTCTCTTGTGTATCATGGCTACTGTCGTGTCGAATAACTTAGTAGCGTTTCCTAATGTTGGTTCTTCCTTGGAGTTATCATCTAGTTGTCCAAGTGTTTCAAGTTCATCTCTGTTTATGACGAAAGGGATAGTGTTAATGACATGTTCTCGGCAGTGCGAGTACACATCATTATTGCTGAGGATTATCTGGATATCATTTCCTTTCTCAAGTCTATCTACTAGCTTGACAAGGTGGGAATTGATACTTATGTGAAAGTGGTAGTTTTTACGAGACAGTGCTGAGTATAGTTCCTCGCCAACGATATGTTCTATCGTAAGGTTGACAGGTGCGAACACTATGATGCCAACTTTGTTAAGCCTAGACATGTCATCGTAAACAGCGGAGACAAAGCTATTTATCTGTTGTGACTTAGCACTATCGAGTGAAGTGATAAGACTGTTGTATCCTATCTTATCGTAGCCACTCCATGTAACAAACGGTGAGCCAGAGTTGTATGCTCTTAGTAGTTTGTCTACTTGTTTGAAGATACCAATGATGTCATCGGTTCGACATGCTTCATTGTATGGTTCACTAAGGTCACCCCAGCATATATACTCTCCTATGTGTGGGTGAAATGCTCCATAGTTATTCTGTCTCCTTATTGAGTACACCTCTTTATCTCTGAGATATTGCATGCCATTGCTACTACTCAACTTAATAACCATTGGCTGAGTCATCTTCGGTGATCTAGTGGATGTGTTAATGTCATACATTAGACGTGGTTTTATGAATACGCTAGAGTGTATCCTCCCATCTCTTGATACAGTCAAGTTAAGAGGGTACATGTCAAGCTCAGCTAGCCCACTTATAAATGAGTTAACCTTCTCGACTACGTTTACCTTCCTAGTAGCTGGTATATCTTTGATCTGTTCCTTTATATCAAAGGCTTTCTTAGCTTCTATTGATGCACGATTAAACTTGGCTTGTGCATCTCTCATCCTACCATGACCAGCACTGTTGCTACTGTCGGCCTGTCTCATATGAGATACCATAGTGTCTTTAAGGTCAGTAAGTAATGTATTTTCGACTTCGATAATACCCATGTCATCAGTAAGAGTGTCACCAACATCTATTGTGGCTGAGCTAGTTACAGACAATGTGTCGAGTGACTCGTGTAGGCTACCATATTTATCATATAGGTAGTCAGTGTAGTCACCTTCGATGTTGATAGGTTCATTGGCGGTCCCTAGTATAACGAAGGCACGTAGCTTTCTAAACTCAGGGACATCATTAAGGAACATAGACAGTGCACCTAAGAACTTAGTCATGTCTATCTTAGCGTCGATCATCTTCTGTTTCCAGCGTGACCCTTTCAATCGTAACACATCCTCTAGTGTTACATCCTCTAACGGTTTAATTCTTCTCATTAGTATCTCCTTTGATACAGGTAAAAGGAGGGAAGGACAAAGTTTGGGAGTTGCCCTCCCCTCACACACACATATTCACGCACACTAACTCACATCAGTGTAAGTTCCTAGTTGCTAGCATCCACCCTTAACAGCTTCGGCCAGAGTAATTAACTTACCACCACCACTAGCAGTAGCTAGTTCACTAGTATCGGTGTTGGCCGGCTTACCATTGACTGTGATACTGTATGACTCAGGGTTAATCCCTGCCTTAGTCAGTACATCTCCAACAGTCGCACTGTTCTTAACGGTTACAGCGAACTTCTTTCCTCCGCTGAACTTCACATTCACGTCGATCATATCAATCTCCTATCTATAGATGAGGTAAGATCATTCCTACCTGTTATTGATTACTTGGTTGGTTTATTAAGGTATTCATTGTAGAACTCGGATGGAGTACCTAGTTTGTACGATGAGTTCTTTGTGGTGACTACTCCGTCTACTCTATTGAGTAGCTGGACGGCACTGGTCCTTATATACTGACCATCTTTTTCGCCTTCGTATCCGTATACTTCCCCGACGATACGAGTATCCCCTTTTGGTTCACCATGATAGCGGCCATCGGCATCGACTAATGCCCACCTTTGTATGGTTCCCTTCGATTTGTGTTGACTCATGTTGTTATCTCCTTCGATTAACTTTTGATTTGCGGCAACTCGATCTTGAATCGGCTGCCCCCTTTTGTCCAGCTCAATTTTGCTGATCTTTCTCATGTTCTCGGTGCATCAATCCAATTCTTCCTCATTCACTACTGTCTTGCAGTGCCATACATGGAAAGCTACGCTATCCCTGTCACACCATGTCTTTTGTCCGGCACAAAAGTTCTGTCCACACTCAAGATCATCGGTGATAGTGATAGTCTTCTTGCCACATCCAGTTAGGATGAGGACAAGTATCAACACCACCCCGTAGGCAATTGCCCACAGGATAATACTATTACTCCTCTTGCTCATGATATACTCCCCTAGTTAGTTAACCTTTGCTATGTAAGTTGTGTCGATACTCTTGCCTGATGCGAACCATCCCCTTACTTGATCTCTTAGATTGTCATTGAAACAGATAGCTTCAACCGCTGGCAATAGGAACTTATTAAAGTTCAGGCCCCCTCTAATTTGTGCGAACTCAGGGTGAGCTATGTATAGTCCACCTACTTTGTTCACTTTAATAGTGTAACGTCCTGACCTAGTACCCTCATCCTTGCTTGATTCCTTTTGCTTAGCAAGTTCGGCCATGTATGCCTCTAGTTGTCCACTAGAGATAAGCTCAGCCACCTTTGCGCTGCTAGGTATCTCAAGTACTAGACTAAAGTTTCGTACACTCTCGTTCGTTTGATAATTCATAGTTGTCCCTTTGGTAGTTGCCTACCTATAGTTGTCTAACGGTATTGTTAGACTGTTCCACCTTGTTGTCTTGATAAATGTGGGCCGTTTATAGTGGTTGCCCAGCACTGTAAGTAATCAAGGAACTATGAGATTAGAGAACGTAGAATTTGATTTCTTTATAGAGGTATCCCTTTGAAGGGTAGTTGAGCAGGCATGAATGCCTACCTACCCGTTATCGGATACTTATTTCCCCATGCCGTAGCTATGCGTGTTCACGCAACTGTACCCTAGGTACAAATGAGAGATGCACTATACGCCGCCTGCCTTGCCGCCACATGTTACTAGATAGCATTATAAATGCTGGTCTAGTCGTAGCTTGACTTCGACAAAGGTTACCCGTATCACCGCCCCATAAGAGACGTATAGTGTTGACCTATACGGTCATGCATAGTGTTAGTACCTAGTATGGATACTGTAAACCATGCTGTATTCGAACAGCGGAGAAGGTCTTACGCTTACCATTGTATTGAGTAGGTTTCCTAAGACTTTTGACGGCCATATGAAACGCTTGCTTTGGTACAATGGTATTAAAGTACCCTTCTCGTACTGTTTTGTTCTTTGATAGTAAGGTAAGTAGGCAGTAGGTACGGCCTGACTTGCGACATACTAGGAATAGGCAAGAGTAGCGGGTATTGTACAAGGTGCCATAGACAGGCTTGACCTTGCTTGCCACTTGCTTGCGTAGTCTAGTAGCTGGCTTGGTAGTAACAATAGGTGTTACTTGAGCAGCTAGGATAGACTTAATGTCTAGTGGTTTAGTCATTGTTATCTCCATTGATAATCAATTGTTGTTAGCTGGACTATACACCATCCGAAGGTAGGTACAAGCTAATTTTGTATAGTGTGTAATTGCTACAATGGGTACTTAGTGGATGGAGTATCCTTATAGTGGTTTAGTTTTGATGGTGGATGGAGTGTCTAGGTAGTACGAGGTTGGTACTGTCAAGTGGATGGTAGTAGTTACATGGTTATGGCTAGGTGAGTAATAATTACAGGTCAAGTAGTATCTTGGTAGTGGGTAATAGTTATAGTGATAGGTGGTACTTGACTTAGGTCAAGGAATTGGAGATGGAGTTGTGTTAGGGGAACTAATGGTTATTATAAGCGAACCTAATACCAACGACCCCCCCCAATGTCTACTAGTCTGGTGTACTATTATAGTAGGACAACCAAGTATCGTATCACATACTACTATAATGATAGGACAGATATGTAAAGTCTACCTATATAATGATTACTGAGAAATATCTATCTACATAATTAATACACTATGGGTTGACTGTACGACATCAGTACTAACCCAGTTAGTCAATAGGTACGAATATCGTACCAAACATGGCCCGTTAGTGTTCAAAGTGGTACAGTCGGTACACTATTAGTCTACCTTATACGTATGAGAAGTGTGACACTGGTAGTCAGATTCAGGGGGAGGGTAGGGGTAGATATTGTGGGCTGGATAGTGGAGTAGGAGTAGGAAAGAGATATCAAAACAACAACCATTATCAAAAAACCAACAACAACGATTACTACTGTCTCTATCCAGAGATACAAAAAAACCACAATCACCAAAATGACTACTACCATCATCCAGAAAAAAACGGACTATTCCTGTCTAGTAGGATGAGCCACTGATGTACAGATATCCAGACATGGGCACTTACTGGAATGGTTACTGGAAGAGGAAGAGGAAGAGGAGGAGCTAGATGTCTGCGACATCCACCCAGAGGGATTTATCATCGACATCCCGACCTCACCCCTCACTCAGATGCCTTACTCCCGAACTCACCCAGACAACCAGCCCAGCCCATCCTGACACACCGGCCCAGATGACACACACAGACTAAACAAGAAACGATGTGAAGAAAAAAATTGACTTTTGCCTCCCTACTGGTAGAATCGACTTAGCCGCCCTAGGCGTCTGGCCGAGGTGAGGGCAGAGAGAGGCTAGGGTGGGTAAGTCGGTTCTACCACACTACCCCAACTGTCCAACAACTGACACAACGACACGACTGACCAACTGACCAACTGACACAACTGTCCAACAGTCACTACCCAGTCCACTACTCAGCTCACTACCCACAATGACAGTCAAGCCCAACCGTATTCTCCAACGACTCCAACTTGTTGCTTCCAAACAGCATCCAAGATAAGATAGGTTGTTACCTCCGTTTGACCCTTGTGGTTCGGTAGGGTAACGGCCTACTGTCGGTGCGAGATAGGAGAGTCTTGCAAATGTCCACGGATGGTTAGTACCGACAATGTGGGCCTAATTGTTACTGGTTGCTATTGGTTGCTACTGGTGTTACGATTACTCATCCTTTTGAATAGTTATTGTTTGTTTACAGTTGATGATTTAGCAAAGGGGAGTGTGTCGAGTACTCCCTAATGCTTTCCACTGTTGCAATCCACAACACACTATTGTATCCTATCCTTTATAGGAGACTCTTATGGAAAGCCGCAATCCAGAAAATGAAGCCCCAGATAATCGAATGTTAAGTGAGAAGGTTGAGGACGAAGGTAAGGCACCTGAACTCAAAGAACCAGACACTATGACAGAATCAGATGAACCTAAAGAACAACCAACTATATCAGACGAACAAGCTAACCAGATGATGGCAGGTTGCCAAGATGTGGATGCACTTATCGCCGAACTCAATCGGTTCGAGATCAAATCACTTAATGATGTCAAACGAGTCCGTCAGATTATGAACGACTACGAACTAGGGAAGATATATGGTAACTAGAACTCAGGATATAGCAAGGCCTTACAAGGATATACTTGAAGGAGCTGGCGGAGGGGCCGGAGCAGCAGGTGGTGGAGCATTGGCCGGATTGTCGATAGCCGACATTGTGGCAGAAGCATTTTCATCTGATGATATAAAGAAGAAGAAGGTTGCCATCCCAACTGATGTTAAAGTTACACCAGTAGGTTCATTACCTCCAATAGAACCACCCGAAGGACCAGAGGATAAGGAAGTTGGAGAAGCAGAAGTTCCACTATCAGAGCTAATCCGTAGGTCAGAACAACATGCTGCCAGAGGAAGGAAAGCACAAACATCTAGTCGTGCAATGGTTCGGAGGCCACAGCCTAAATCTACTAAGGACTTCAAAAATGCCCTCAATGAAATCAGGAAGCAACAAAGAGCAGAAGGGAAGACACAGATATCCAAGGGACATAAGAAAGCTAGTAAGGAACTTGTCGAAGGTTCCAAATCTCAGCGAGCTGGACAAAGACAACAGGAAGTAACTCGACGAGAGATGGAAGATAAGTTCTCCGAAGCCGGAAGGCAGAGAGACTTAAAGACTATGGACGATATGGCTAGGGAAGCACTAGAAAGAACGGGTAGTTTGGAACGAGCTAAGCAAATAGGGAAAGAAGTTATACCATCCCAGTCACGGCAATGGGGAAGACCAAAGCAATATACAAAAAACAACCAACCACTACCCAAGACAAGGGATGTAGGTAGACATATTCCAAAGCGACAAGCGACAGAACAGATAACAGATGCACGATCTCCAACAACGAGAATGGAGGCTGCCATGGAAGAGCTTCATAAGAGAGATATGTTAACAGGTCAGCGTGGCGGTAGGAATGTTTCAGCTAAGATAGATGCACTTAGAAAACAACGACAACTTGTTCCTAAAGATGCTCCAAAGCAAACAATTAGTAAGCCACAATCTCAGTTCGATAAATGGGAAGATATGGCAAGACAGGAAGAAATAGCTGCCGCCATGAAAGAAGGTGCTAAGCACAGACCTGCCAGATACCAATCACAATCTACCTCTAAGGATTTAATGGTTAGACCTGAACAATCTGCACCAGTGACAGAAGCTGGAAAGAGTAAGTTCATAGATTACTTAATGAAGAACAAGAAGAAAACAGCCGCAGCCGCTATCGGTGGTGCCCTTGGTTTGAACTATCTATTGAAAAGTGGGGGAGAGCAACCTCAAGAACAAATCAGAACCGAGATACCTCAACTCAGAGAAGAATACCCATCTTACAGGAGAAGATAATGGAACAATATACACCAACACAGGTAAGTGAACTCGCTGAGATGGAAGCCATCCGAGATGCAGGCCCAGCTAATTATGAGAACAATCAAGCACTCGCTATGGAACAAATGCAGGCTCAACAAGAACCATCTGCACAAGATATCCTTATTAATACTAAGGAAGGGCAAAAGGCTCAGGGTGAACAACAGAAATTCATGAAGATGGCCATGGACTTAGAGAAGAGGAAGACCGATATAGATGTAGCTATCAAAGAGTTCGAAGCGCAAAAGGAACAAATGGACCAATTGATGTTCGGACAACAAACTCCTGAACAACAAAATATGAATTTTCCCCAAGTTCCAACACCTTAGATAGTAACAAACTTCTTGAGTGTGTAGTACTCAGAATGTACTATTGACCTATGGATAAAGAACTAGAGACAGTACCAGATGACACGAACTCAGCAATAGTCCTTGGCGAGATGCAAGAGATACTTCCCTATGAAATAGTCACGGCAGCCAAAAAAGTATCCCCACACCTACTAGACTTAGAGAACTCTAGGCTAGAGAAGTTAGCGGAGATAGCGTTCTCTGACGTTAAGGTCAAGAAACAGTTCTGGCGATCATATAATATAAGCAAGAAGAGTGGATTAAGGATGTCCATCACCAGAGCTACACAAGGGATATGCAAATACGCCCAGTTCAGGAAGCGATTCCTCAACAGTCAGGCCAGACTAGCTTGGTTGCTCTCACCGTCTACATCATACACGACAGAAGTAGACTCTCTACTTGACGTTGCTATGACTAGGTATGAAGAACTTATCAAGATGGACATTACCACAACAAGGAAAGTTATATATAAGGATGAAGAAGGGAATAGGCAAGAGAAGTTTGTTACCCAAGTAGATGCTAAGAAAGCCATGGTTCTACTTAGTGTAATAAAGAATCTTGAGGAGAGAGCACATGGGTCTGCTGTCCAAAAGCAAATATCAATCAAGACCACGGAACCCGCAGGTGATAGCGCCACTAAGGTCGAGGTTAATATGGATGCCGTCAACGAACGACTCCAAGAGCTAGAGGATAAGTTAGGCCCATCCTCCCAACCAATTATAGAGGTGTAAATGAACATTGTAGAGTATCTTCGTAAATTTAGACGAATCACTATGGAACGACAGCGTGAAGTTATAGCTGACTATGGTGGGCTAACAGTGAGAAAAGAATGTATGAAGGAGTGGTATCAAAGTATATATAACATCAACAAGAATATTCAGAAAGCACTAGAAGTTAGACTATCTGATAGATATGGAGTTAAGTGTGAAGATTAAGTTATTTAAAGGAACAATCGGTGGGACAACCAAGTTAGAAGAAGCCGTTGATGAGTTCTCGGAGAAAGTTAAGGTATGTAGTATTTCAACAGCTATGTATGGGGCATCTGTCCTTGTCACAGTTGAATACATGAAGAAGGAGACCGTATCGAGGGCCAAGCGGAAATCGACCTCAAGTTAGAGAAGATACGTCTATACGAGAGGAAGTTAGAACTTAAAGAGCAGCTACCACATTTGTACGGTTTTAAGATGTATCCGTGGCAGAAAGAATACATGGATGATTATGAGCATAAGGAATACTTCCTAGTTGCTGCTAATCAGATCGGGAAATCGTCGATACAGATACGGAAACGAATACACATAGCTACTAGTCCTGAGTTATGGCCTATGTTATGGCCTGAAATGTTCAATGTTAATCCTAAAACTAAGCCGATGAGCTGGTATTTATATCCAAACCAGACTACTACGTTGGATGAGTACTATGAGAAGTGGGTGAAGACTCTACTTCCGAAGGACGAGTATAAGGAGCATCCTTTATATGGGTGGAAATCGGAGATAAGGAACAAGATACTCAAGAGCATTACGTTCAATACTGGATATACCATCTACTTCAAGACATATAATCAGAGTGTGCAGGATTTACAGGCAGGGACAGCGTTCGCTATTGATACGGATGAGGAGCTTCCTGTCTCATTATATCCAGAATTGGTTGCCAGATTGTTCGCTACTAACGGTCATTTCTCTATGGCGTTCACTGCAACGCTAGGGCAAGATGAGTGGCGACGAGTTATGGATGTAGGTGGACGATTCGAAACACATAAAACAGCTTGGAAAAGAACTATAAGTATGTATGATTGTTTACAGTACCATGATGGTACTAAAACAGAGTGGAGTAAGGCACGTATAAAGCAGAAGGAAGCTATATGTATATCAAATGGAGAAATCAGGCGTAGGATATACGGAGAGTTTGTAAAGACAGAGGGGTTGAAGTATGCAGGTTTCGATAGACGTAGGAATCTTGTTAAATATCCAAGAGGTCATACAGGACAAGAGTTTCGTGGAGTACCTAAAGGATGGAACGTATATACGGGCGTTGACATTGGTAGTGGCGGTCATGCTGGACATCCAGCAGCCTACTGTTTCATTAGTGTAAATCCAGAGTACACCAAGCTACGAGTATTTAAATGTAAGCGGCTTGATGGGATGGAAACTACAGCAGGTGATATATTAAACCTGTATCTGAAAGATCGTGGAACTATCAGACCTGTCATGCAATGCTATGACCATGCTTCAAGAGAGTTTGGGATAATGGCAGAACGAGCTAATGAATCGTTCACCAAAGCAGAGAAGTCTCATGAAATAGGCGAAGAGGCAATCAATACAGCTTTCAAGTCAGGGATGCTAAAGGTATATGATGATGATAATGATGCTAGGAAATTAGCTTCCGAGCTAGAAGGATTATCAAAAGATACTGCCAAGAGGAACTCAAAAGATGACTTAATAGATGCACTTAGGTATGCAATAACCAAGATACCTATAGACTGGTCTAAGATAATAGCCAATAAAAACATAGAGGTGACAGGTGATAGAGAAAGTGACAGAGACAGAATGTTCAAAGAAGCCCGTCCCAACGGTGTCTGGACAGAGAAAGATTACGAAGGTCAGTTCGAGGAAGAAGACTTCTCAGACGAGTTCGATAGCTGGAATGACATGTACTGATATAGCTACTCTAATAGAAGCGTGTGGTAATCACGGTGTAAAGTCCTTGGTTATAGGTGACCTATCTATAGAAACACACGACATTAGTGGGAAAGTTAAGTCAGTTGACACATGGAACGACACTATCGAGACTACACCAGTTGACTCAGACAGCCCTGATATATATAATGATGATGAAGAAGACCCAGATGAGGACGCAAGGGCCATAGACGAACTTAAGTTCACTAACCCTGAGCTATGGGATGAAATGGCTAGAGATGGAGTAGCATAATGGCATCTAGTAACAAACTATTGGAACTCAATAAGCTATATGACGATGCTGTAAGTTGCGACAAGGCAATATTCGCTGAGCAACGAACCAACATTCTACTCAAGAATGGTGAGCACTACAAGAAAAAAGACAAGGTATCCATTGCCAACGTAAGGTCAAAGGGTACTATCAAAAGTGGTTCTGGCATTAGACTGGTCAAGAACCACATTCATAAAATTGTCAACGTGTATGAAAACTCGATACTAGAATCGAACCCATCAGTGGTAGCATCTCCATACAACGACTCAGAACTTCATGATATTAAGTCAGCAGAAATGAACAACGCTGTAATCCAATGGATTAAAGAGACTAATGATTGGGAAGAGATGCAAGATGACTTCGTTGACGACTTTATAGTTGAAGGCGAAATGTATGCAAAGGTCATGTTCGATTACGACAAGGGTGAAGAAATTGCCATTGACGAAGGAACTGGTGAAGTCGTACATAATGGTGAGTTCTCTATTGAACGAATTATGCCATACGATCTTAAGCGTGACCCAGACAGTAAGACTATCCGTGATTCACGTTTCCTTGTAGAAGATAAGCTAATGAATGTTACTGATCTAGTTAGATTAGCGATTAGTATCGACCCAGAATCAGTAGAGGAGATAGAGAAATTCTATAAGTCTCCAAAGCTGACCGTGTTCGACTCTAGTACTGGTTCATATAAAGAGACTAGAGGAAAAGTTGCTGTGAGACTATGGTTCTGGAGGCCTACAGCTAGGAGACCCAAGGGACTATTCACAGTGGCCACTGAAAAAGTTCTTGTTGGAAATACTGACTTACCATTGGGGTTATTTCCTATTGTGTCTGGTGGATTCGATAAGCTAACTAACTCTCCAAGAAGTACATCGGTCATCCGTGTAATTAAGCCATTTCAAGTTGAATACAACAGAGTTAACAGTAAGATGGCAGAACACCAGATCACATTAGGTGATGACCGTATCTATCTACAGAAAGGGTCTAGGATTACTGGTGGAAAAGTTAAGGCCGGAGTTAGGTCGTACCAAGTATCAGGAGCTACACCTATTATCCAATCAGGTCGTAGCGGAGCACAGTATTTAGACTATGCCAAAGATACTAAAGTTGACATGTATGATGCCGCCAACATTGACTACACCACACTTAATAAACAACCGATAGGCGATAGCTTCCAAATGCTATTCTCCTCTATGAAGGATAAGAAGAAGTTTGTTAAGTATGTGAACAAGTACTCACGATTCGAGATAGCTGTCTTCAAACTAACACTCAAAATGGCCAAAGAGTATCTCAACGAGAGACACATTATCAAAGTGGCTGGTAAAAAAGAAGCAGTCAACATACCAGAGTTCAAGTCTATGCAAGATGCTGGTTTCGAAATCAAGATCGAAGCTATGTCTGGTGATATAGAGAACAGATTCGGGAAAGTCCTCTCGCTTACACACATCCTACAGTATGCTGGTAGCTCACTACAGCCAGACCAGATCGGTCAGATTGTAAAAAGTCTACCATACGGGAATGAAGCCAGAGCACTAGACACTCTTACTATGCAAGCGAGTAATGCTGAAAACCTCATACTAGCATTAGATAGAGGACAGTATATCCCAACAATGAAATACGATGACCATGAGTATATACTCAAGGCAATATATGGAAGAATGAAAAGCTCCGACTTCATAACGCTATCTCCTGAGATACAAGCCATGTACGAACAGAAGATCAAGGAACAGGAAGAGTTTCTAGCAAGACAGAAGATGGAGATCGAACAACTTAATATGGGCATGATTCCCAGTGGCGGTTTCTTAACCACCATTAATGCGAGTTGGTTTAATCCATCCACCAATAGAACCGAAAGGATTAAAGTCCCTTCCGATGCTATCGGCTGGCTAGTGGATAAACTTAACAAGCAAGGAGCAATGACCCAATCACTACAAGAGCAGTCTCCGCAAGTAGCCGCCGATGTAGCAATGATGGTAGGTGCAGGCCGACAACAACAAGCACAAACTGGTTCGCCGCAAGCAAATCAACAAGGGTCTGTTAGACCCATACCAGCGCCGCAAGCGCAAGGAGTTTAATATGGTAGATGACGCAATCATCGACGAAGAAGTACCAACAGGTGATGAACTAATCGTAGGGGAACCTATTGATGATTTGGAAGAGTACGCTCCATCCTACACCTACAAAGTGAAAGATGAAGAACGCTCATTCGATGAAAGGTTACAACCGTTTGTTAAGGATCAAGAATCTGAGGATTACCTTAGAGACTTGTACACTAAAGCAGATGGACTAGAAGGTTACAAGACTAAGGTAGGAGATTACGAGTCGGCTTTGCAAGAGTCGAACGAACGAAATCAACAACTATCTAGTGGGTACGAAGCACTTCGAGGGTTCAAGTCTAAAGGAGACTACAGACAACTGTTTAAGTCTATGGGGATTGACGACAAGGCTGTGCTGGAATATGCATACGGTGTTGCGAAGGAGGATGAACTTCCAGAGGAACAACAAGTGCACTTACGTCAGAACCGAGACTATCAAGACAGACTGTCACATCTTGAGAATGAAGCCAATGTACATAGGCAGCAGGAACAAGATCATGTAGTACAACGAGACTTAAATGAACTCGAACACCATGTTAACACAAACAAAGTGTTGAACGACAAGATGGCAACGTCTGGGTTCAACCTTAGAGATGAGGTTTTATCGTATGGTATCGCCACTACCAAGCTAACTGGTAAAGAACCTTCCATTCAAGAAGCGACTAATGCAGTCGTGGCTAAGTTTGGAAAGATGTTCCCGACAGATAGTGAAAGTGTCGAAAACATTATAAACAATAGGCCTAATGCCCTACCGAAAATAAACGGTTCAAATGGGACGGCCCCGACTAAGAGATATAGTCTGGCTGACCTTAGGGCGATGGCGAATAAAATACACTAGGAGTATTTATGCCTACACCAAATGGTACAACTACTACTGCGAATTTTAACGACATGCTGAAGAAGTATCTTCCGTATGATTTGTTAATGGAAGAAGCAGTAAAACGAGATTACTTTCTAAGTAAGGTAAACATCAAAGACGGCTGGAAGGGCGGTCAGATGGATGTTCCTTTCAAAGCAGCCAAAGCGACATCAAGACGTTTCGGTAAGCTAGTAAACAAAGATAAGATTGGTAAAGCGAAGTATGGTATCGGTTCAGTCGATAACTATAAAGAACTTTGGGGTGCCATGATTTTCGACGATCACGATTTAATGAGACACGACTCTGTTGAGCAGTCTTTCATCAAGATCATCCCCGATCAAATCGACGACTTTGTTGTTGGTATGAAAGAGGAAGCTGGTCGTAACTTCTTGAACAACAATGCGATTGCTAAAGTAGCTGATGCTGTAGGTGTTGGAGATGGAGATACTGTTAAAGTAACCAGACCAGAGAACTTTGACTTAGGACAATATGTTGAAGTCGGGATTATGAATGGTATCGCTCAGCTTCCATACGCTTATACTAGAGTTGCCCATGGTGACGTAAGTGCGATTAATATGGACGATTCAACAATTACGCTGATTAATGTTCAGGATGGATTGAATGCAGCAACAACTCTTGAAGCTGAAGCTGTTGATGCTCCTATGATCTTCGCTGTTGAAGGCGGGCTTGATGAGGCTGAAGTATTTACTTCTCTCGATAGCCAAATCTTATCGGCTGCTAACGGTGGTTCACTGAATGTATTCGGAGTAGAAAAACTTCTTTACCCATATACTCAGTCGTTCAACTTCAATGGTGCTGGTATCGTTAACGGTGAACAGTTGATCGCTAAGATTTTTGAGTCATTGTTACTTACTAAACGAATTGGCAAAGGTGCTCCAACAGAAGCAATCATGTCTATGAAGCTCTTAGCTGGTGTAATGTCTTCATTGCAAACTGGTCTTGTAGGGAATAGAACTGATGGTTCTTCTAATGGGCCTCAATACTTCTTGAAAGATACCAAGGCCAGCCTTTATGGGTGGACTGAGATCGAAGTAATTGGTGTTGAAGGAAGTCTTAAACTTGTCGGTGTTAATGAGATGGAAGATGATTCCGTTAAGATCATTGATTGGCGAGGGATTGACCTACATACTAACGGACTGTTTGAGCGTCATAAAGACCTTAACGGTAACGAGTACCATGTAGAAAGAACTGATGAAGGATATAAGTACATCACTGATATTCGTATGTTTGGTGAACTCGTAGTAACTAGACCTTCTTATCAAGGTTTGATCTTCGGTATCACGAACGGATTCCAAGTTTAATCTAACTAAGGGGGGCTACGGCTCCCCTTTCTACATGGATTAGTCAGTGGCATTTAACCCAAACGACTACAACATTGAGCAATGGCTATCTCTTGAAGAAAGCAATATGTTACAGAAGATATGTAGCATATATGACGATCAGGGTAGGTTGACAGAAGAGAAAAAGACTAGGGTTCACGTAGTCCCTGTCGGATATGTTATCCCAGACAGTAGTGGTAGAATATCTAGGGATGCTCCATGCCTTAGGCGAACATTCCTATATGATGAATTTGATAACCCAACAGCAACTGTTCCGACTATAGTTGAATGGGGAGTTGCATGTGAAGAGGCTTCTCACGGAGCACTGCCTCCAACCACGGGTAATCCAAGTGGTATAGTGGAGTTTGGCATCAAGGTGTCAAAGCTCAACAACGAATTTAATGAAATAACGAATCTGGTCAATGGTGTGGAAACACTGCTACTTAGAAAGACCTTGCTACCAGATGAAGTAATATATATGCGGAGCTTGAGAGTATCAGGTGACAGTAGAGCAGAATACTATATCAAAATAGACGGTGTCCCACTGGACAAGAGGCGCCTATGGTGGACGCAATTTAATGACCAAGTATGGTTTGAGACGGCCGATGGTGGTATCATGCTATCAAATGAAGCTGTTCTCGAAGTATTCATAACAAACACAGGCGAAGGGCCGGCGGATTTCAATGCATCCGTGGACTACACAAAGGAACCTGAATGAAGAAGCTAGAGGTTGAGAAGAAGAGAGTTACTTTACTCAAGATGCAGGCAGCTAGGGCAGACATGGGTCTGAAGGTTATGGAGAAAGAAGAGGAGATCGAGCGTATTAAAGCTACGCTTGTAACTCAGGACGAAAGCATTATACAATTACAAGAAGAGTTAGCAGCTCTTTAACATAGGGGAAAGTTATGGCCGATATTGAAAAAGGGTTGCCGATTAGAACTGAGGACGACCTTCAACAAAAGACACAGGTAAAGATTGTAGACCACACTGACCCTAATGGGGCAGACAAACAAACGGAAGTTAGCGAGAAGTTAGTCCATGTTCGTAGCTTTGGAGCAGATGAAGCTGGTACGAAGGTACAGTTACAACTCTCTCAAGATGGACGACCTAATTCCAATGGTGAGTATGACGTAGCGACTAACACTAATCCATCCAGTAACTCGGATATTGGACATAGCAGGGTTGTAGCTGAGCCAACGGAAGTAGATCAGAATAAAAGAATTACTGCCATTGAATATGATGATGGAGTCAAGACTATCGTTGCTAAGGACATCTCCTTACACGATGAGAATGGAGTTCCATACAGTGCTAACAATCCATTGCCAATTACACTGGAAGCCACTGAATCTGATACTGTACATGAATTTGCAGAGAAAGTTGATATTGCTGCTGACGGTAACACTACTCATACATACTCTGTAGTAGATGGTAAGACATTAGTACTAAGTGAGATTATGAGTAGAGCATCTGGTCGTATTAAAGCCGAAGTTGAACTAGGTGATGGCGGAGCAGTTGAAGTATTCACTAAGAGATTCGTAGGATTTGCTAGTGAAGTACAGAGTGAGTCAGCAGATTATTACCCAGCAGTACCACACGAAGTAGTTGGTACAGTGAATGGTACAACTGTTAAAGTTACATTGCATAACCGAGATGACGATGATGCTCAAAGTATCTACTGTACTATCATCGGCGTACTTAAAAATACTGTAATAGTATAAGGTGATAAATGGGCGATCTAAGTAGAAACGATTCACCAATGCCTACTCAGGTAGTAGGCAGAGATGAAAGCTATGCGATGGATGTCGAGCTAATCGACGGGAAACATCGTGCACTAACATCGTCCATTGTTATCATCGAACAATTGTTTGGCCGTGATAACTATGCCGACACTTGGTTTTATATTGGAGATCAATATGATAGCTCAGGTGCAGGTGGTATAGGAGACACGGTTCGGATACAGATCGGAGAAGGGCCTGACCCTGACTATGAAGCGATAGATTTTACCTATACTCTCATAGCTGCCGATGTTGATGACGAGATAACTCTTGCAGACAACATTGTTAAGGCACTTAACCTTGACCTTACCTTTAGAGACAAATGGAAGGCAACAAGAGTTAAGGATAATTCAGTAGTTCATATCGGTGCTAAGTTAACAGCAGAGTTTGGTGAGCGTAAAGAACTCAACGACTTTGTTGTTACTTCCACTGGTACGACTATCGTTACTAGAGCATGGGACAAGATTGAACGTAGAGGTAAATCAACCTCACTTACAAAAGATAGTCGTGACCCTAGAGTTGGTATCCTTGGTATCTCTGGTGAGTTTGTACTTGGTATCGGTGATGCTGAGAAGACATTCCAAGAAGATGCCAAATATCTCGGTGAAGGAAACTTAGCAGAGAACACATACACAGGGCCACTGGATTATCAGATAGATGCTATAGCATCAGAACAAGTTATTATAAAAGAGCTAAGACTTCACGGTGTTGCAAAGGGTGTTAAGTTTGGACAGTTCCTGTCTATATCAGACCTAGTTAATGGACTCGTTGTGAGTATAAAAACACAGGATAAGACTTTTGTATTGCCGCCATTAAAGACTACTGATGATCTAAAGTCTCGCTTCGCCTCTATTGGTGGATGGGAACTAGATATAGCAGCAGCAGGTGACCACTTCTTATCAACATACCAGTTACCGACACCACTTATATTAGACCCTATTGGTACTTACGGAATAGATGACTATGTTAAAATAACAATCCAAGATGATATCGACTCACTAGATAGTCTGTATCTAACAGGTCTTGGCTTTACTAGGGAGCCATAATGGTAACTAGCGTAATTCCAGATAGAGATAGCAGCGGAAAGATACTAAATATAAACCATCCATTCGGTGCAAAAGCAGACATGAACTTCCGTGGTGAAGGTATTAAATATACCTTCGCAGCAGATGAAGAATATACAATGGAACTACCTGTTACATGGGCCAAAGCTGAACTTACAGGCGTTGAGGTTATGGGTAATAAACTTGGCGACAATATCCAGTTAAAGATACTGGACACAGCAACAGGAACATACTCAACCATACCAAACTATGTATTGAACCAATTCGGATTCGATTGGAATTTACCAGATACTTTCTACAGGAAAGAGCTACCATACTATGCAACACTACACCAAGGAATGAGGATAGCTGTTGTGTACAAGAACAACTCAGGTGAACCAAGCACTGTTTATATTAACTTCGATATCCATGAGGCGCTGTCATGATCTCATTCTTCTCAAAACTAATAGCGAAAGTCGGCATCAAGTCTAGTAGAAAGCTAACTCAAAAAGAGATAGACTTCTTCAACAGCAATAACCTGACTGGATGCCTAATCCTCACCAGAAGGAAGTGGCAGCTATCTAACTTTTTTATCAA